GCAAAGGCCCAAGCCGATGCAGACCGCAAGGAGCTGGAGGGCAAGTACACCGAACTGCTGCGGAAGTCCACCATTGCCGAGCACACCGCCCGCTATATCGCCATGCCGGGCTATGACGAGAAGCTGGCCCGCGAGACAGCAGAGGCGTTGTTTGACGGCGATATGGAGCGGGTCTTTGCCAACCAGCAGAAGGCCAACGCCGCATATGAGAAGAAGCTGCGGGCTGATCTGGTGAAGCAGGACCCTAAGCCTGACGGTGCTGGTGGTGGAGAGGTCGGCAAGAATGAGGCCGTAGAGTTTGCCAAGAAGCTGGGCAAGCAGCGGGCCGATGCCCTCAAAAATGCAAACGAAGGTTTGAAACACTATTTTTGATGAAAAGGAGAGAAACAGATGAAGTTTTCCAAGACTTCTGTTGGCGGCACTGTAGAAATTTTGGCTGCTGACGATTTTGTGGCAATTCCTATTAAAGTGGATGAAACATCGACTGTTAAGGCTGGAACGCCGATGACTTCTGCTGGGAAAAAGATTGCATCCACGTCTTATGCTACTGCTGCAGGTATGCTCCTGTACGATGTAGATCCGACAGAGAATCCGAACGGAGCGCTGCTGGTTCAGGGCGTTGTAGACAAGGCAAAAGCTCAGGAGCATTCTGGTGTAACATTGGATACGACATTTGCAGTGCCCGGGATTATCCTGCGGGACAACATCGGCGTGAACGAGTAAGGAGGCGAACATAATGGATTTGAGAGAAGTTTTTACACCTGCTGCGATTGCGGCGAACTGGACGGAGGTTGCTTCCAACCAGATTCCCTATCTGGGCGCTACCCTGTTTCCTGCCCGCAAGAAGGCTGGCCTTGATCTGTCCTGGCTCAAAGGTTCCCGTGGCCTGCCTGTGTCTCTGATGCCTTCCGCTTTTGATGCTAAGGCTACCTTCCGGGATCGGATTGGCTTTGAGAAACTGGAGACGGAAATGCCCTTCTTCCGCGAGGGTTACAAGATCAAGGAGAAGGATCGGCAGGAGATGCTTCGGGTTCAGGAGTCTACCGACCCGTATGCTGCTGAGGTGATCGCCCGTGTGTTTGACGATACCCGTGATTTGATTGATGGCGCGAATGTTGTCCCTGAGCGGATGATTATGCAGCTGCTTTTCCCAGAGGGCGGCGATGTTGGCATTGCGATCAAGGCAAACGGGATGGATTACACCTACAAATACGATACGGATGGTTCCTGGAAAACAACCAACTACACTGCTCTGACCAGTACTGCAACTTGGGACAAGCCGGCAACAGCAGATCCCTTTGCGGCGTTCAAAGCGGTTAAGGATGCAATCCGTGCAAAAACCGGAACTGAGCTGACTGTAGCCATCATGAACTCCTATACCTTCAATCTGTTGTCCAAAATGGATGCTGTAAAGAACCGTTATATGACTACCAACGGCATGTCTCTTGGATATCTGACTGAAAACGAAGTAAAGGCGGTTGTGGAGTCTACTTCTGGTTTGCGGATTGCAATTTACGATAAGCAGTATCGGGACGAGAGCAAGGTTGCTCATGCGTTTGTGCCAAACGGCTATGTCTGCCTGATCCCTGACGGAACGCTTGGCGGAACATGGTACGGCACTACGCCGGAAGAGGCGGATCTGCGCGGAGCGTCCAGTGCAGAGGTTTCCATTGTAAATACCGGAGTTGCCATTACCCGCGTTCTGCAGGAGCACCCCGTAAACATCAATACCTTTGCATCCGAAATTGTCTTGCCTTCCTTTGAGCGCATGGACGAAGTGGCAGTACTTAACGTCCTGGGGGAATAATCGGGTCTGACATTCTGACGCTGTTCCCCGGCAGTCAGACCCTATTGGGGAAGCAGGTGTCCGACCTGGTAGGCAATGATCTGATGGTCAAGGCAGACGGTTCAGTCTCTGGTACATTCCATCATGTGACAGGATACACAGAGTTCAGTTCGGAACCGGATGAACAGGATGGCTATTACTTCCCGTTCCACCTGACAAAGACTGGAAGCAAGATGACATTCAAAAAGAACGGCTCTCCTACAAAGCAGGACATTACCTTTGATCCTGACATTATTTTCCGTGTGACGAAAACGGATACTTTTGAAGTTCTGGTAGATGGGAAGAGCGTTGTGATTTTCCGTTTTGACGGAGCTTCGTTTGAGTAAAAACAGGAGGCGGCATGAAGTTTATTTCGAATTACCGCGTGTGCTATAACGGCCGGTTTTATGAGGCTGGTTCTCCGTTCCAGATCAGGGACGAAGACGCGGATACAATGCAAAAGCATGGGACAGTACTCCATGAACCTTCGCCGCCTCCTGCTGCCCCAAGAAAAGCAGGAAGACCGAGGAAGGTGAATCATGGAGAATCTGGAAAGGCTGAAACTGCGCACCAATGAATCCGATGAAGAGCTGCTTCAAGAGCTTTTGGAGAGCGCTAAACATGCGATTTTGGCACGCCGGTTCCCTTATGGAGAATACCCGGAAACATTGGAGCCTCGCTACAGCGACCTGCAGGTACGGATTGCACTGGCGGCCTATAACAAGCTTGGGGCGGATTATCAGACAAGCCACAAAGAAAATGGTGTAGACCGTGGATGGGCGTCGGAAGGAATACCAGAGGAATTGCTGCAGGAGGTTACTCCTGT